AACCGCCGTCGCAGCATCCAAGCTCTTCCCGTCCCACGTCGTCCTCACCTGGCAGGGCGGTTCCAAGCGGGTCGCCCGTGCTGCCATCGACCCTCTCCTGACACGCGCCACCCCGATCGTCCTGTGGCCCGACGCCGACAAACCCGGCCGGGACGCCATGGTCTACCTCAAAGCCCGCCTGCCCGCCGCCAAGCTGGTTCACCTCCCCGATTCCCTCCCCGAGGGCTGGGACCTCGCTGACCCGATCCCACCTGACGTATCCATCCAGGGCCTCCTCGACGCCGCTGGCGATCCACCACGCCCGGTTCCCGCTGAGCCGCAGGCTGCCTCACCTAATCCGCTTGACGACCTCCACTACGACCCCAATTCCGGCCAGTGGTGGACCCGTAACGCCTGGGGTGATTACGCCCAGATCAACGGCGAGCGCGTCCGCACGTTCCTCACTGAGTCCGGCGTCTCCCACGTCAAAGACCAAACCGGCTCCTCAGACGTCGATCGCGAACTCCTCCGGCGCACCCGGGACACCCTGATCGAATACGCTGGCCCACTCGCCGGCCACCGCGCTGGCCTGTACGGCACGATCCTCGTCACGCGCTCTGTCGTCCCGCTCGCTGGCGTCCCCGGCGATTCCGCCCGTCTCCAGACCTACCTCCACAATCTCCTCGACCAGAACGACGACCAGTACTGGCGCCTCATCTACTGGCTCGCGCTCCGCCGGCAGGCCGTCCTGACAGGCACCTGGCGATCCAGTCAGGCACTCGCGCTGGTCGGCCCCGCTGCGTGCGGCAAGTCCTTCGTCCAGTCCGCCATCATCACGCGCCTGCTCGGCAACCGCATCGCCAAGCCCTACCGCTACATGAGTGGCGCCACCGACTTCAACGGCGACCTCTTCACCTCCGAGCACCTCTGCATCGAAGACGAAGCCCCCGGCCGCGACATCCATTCCCGGCGCACTCTCGGGTCCAACATTAAATCCATGCTGTTCGCTCAGAACCAGTCCTGCCACCCCAAGAACCGCCAAGCCATCACCCTCAAACCCATCTGGGCTATGTCCATCTCCCTCAACGACGAACCCGAGAACCTCCAGGTCCTCCCGCCCCTCGACCCGTCCCTCATGGACAAACTCATTATCCTCCGCTGCGTCCGCCAGACCCTTCCGTGGCCCGGCCCCGAAATCGAAGTCCTCAAGGACATCCTCGAAACCGAACTCGCCGCCTTCGCCCACTACCTCGACGGCCTCACCGTCCCCGAACACCTCGTCGAACCCCGCTGCGGCCTCAAGGCCTACCAGCACCCAGCCATCCTCGAAGAACTCATGCAGCTGTCCCCGGAGCACCAACTCATTGGCCTCATCGACACCGTGATCTTCGAGAACGAATTCCTCACCTGGAGAGGAACGGCCGCCGACCTCGAAACCCTCCTCCGTGACTCCAAGTATTCCAGGGAGGCCGACCGCCTCTTCCGGTTCAACACCGCCTGCGGCGTCTACCTAGCGCGCCTGCATGAGCAGGATCCTCACCGCATCTCGAAGGCCAAGACCGGCGGGAAGGTCCGCTGGGCGATCACGCCTCCAGCAGGCTCAAAAGTCGATTCGTGGGTCTGAAAACTGAAGAAAAGGGTGAGGGTATTTTCAGGACCTGTGTAAGGTCGGCTGTACCCTCGCCCCACGTTTTGCCCCTAGTTTGCAGGCTCTTCCGAGCGTTTGTCATGACAAAAGGTGGGGGGGGCGAGGGTATGTCTGAAATCCATGGCGGGGCGGCGGCGGACGCTGGCTGGAGACGCGGAGCGGCGGCGGAGCGGCGGCGGATCCAACGGAACCATCAATAGTGACTTTACCCTCTCCCCCCTCTACCAGAAGAGAGTTAAGTGCTGAGAATGAGGGCAAAAACGTGGGGTGAGGGTCTGAGGATACCCCTCACAGGCCCCCTGTGACCCCTAGTTGAGTTTGAAAACGGTCCTAGGTGTTGGAGAGGGGGTCCCGTTGTGGCCTGCCGTCGAGCGCGGCCCCCACCCACCCCACCCCGTGGGGACGGTCCAGCCCGTAAGGAATCCCTTATGGGACCCGCAGGTCAGGCACAGCCGTCGGGGATGGCGTTACGTCAGGTCAGGCAGGGATGGGGAGGAGCCGACCAAGGTTGCCGGAGATATGTCGATGGGGATGGATGCCTTCCCTTTACCAGATGAAGCAGCCGGTCTCCTCGGGATGGCGAGCAGGTCCATGAGTTGGTCTTGCAGGGAGACCATGGCCTTCGCGGCGGAGATCCGATCTGGTGCAGGCGCATTCGGATCCTCGGCGATCTCTGACATGGTGACAGCCGATCGTCGCAGACGCAGAACCATCTGCGCTGGTAAGGTCGCCCTCGCTACCGCTAATACCGTCCCAGTCCGATTCTCCCTTCTGCTCAGGCTCTTCGGGCTCACCTCGGGCGTCAATCTTTCCAGACTCGGCATGACTGACAATGACCGACAGCACACCGATTTCAACCAATGTTTACCGGGGGATTTTGAAAAAAATGCGTTGAGATCAAAAAAAGGTATCGACAACCACATGAACCGCTTTATGATGTCCACGTTGATTATGAACATGAAACCTAAATTCTCGCTGCACAAACACGGTCTCCGTGTGGACTTCGACGCCTCAGAAATCTTCCCTGAGGATCCGGGACAAGGAACGCCTGTGATGGTCTACACCTGCGGTAACAGCGCTACCTACAACTGCGCTCGAAACGAAGGCGAGGTCGATACGGTCCGACTCAACCAGCAGCAGATTGATTGGCTGTGGGAGATCGAGGAAGACGTCTGGGATTGGTTCGAGAAATTCACCCTCGCTGGTCCCTGCCGCTGATCGTCGCTCCCTGCTTCTCCGCTGGGGAGGCAGTGGGCGGCGAACCGCACATAACTATGAAAAACACCTACCGACTCAACAGCACCGATTGGTGCTACACCCCCGGAATCATCCGCTTCGCGAAGGCGATGTTCCCCACTGACGCCATTACCGCGACCCGGATCCTGCGTGAGGGATTCAACCTGCCGAACTCGATCGCTGAGGCGCTGGCCTCAGGTTACCTGAGCTACGAAATCGACGGCGAGGCTGTCGTGTTCAGCGCCGAGGAGGTGAGCCTGTGAAGCGCCTTCTCCGTGATGCGGCCGTCCTGATCATTGGCAGCGGCGTAGTGCTCCTGATCGTGTGGCTGCTGGTAGACGCAATCCTCGGATGACCCGGCGAGCCTCCTGCGTGCAGGGGGTTCTGCGGATCAGCTGATCCAAACAACTATGACGACCAACGAAATCAAACGCAGTGTGGACCTGTCGAATGCAGGTCGAGTGAAGGACATGGTCCTGTCGGACCAGAACAAGCAGGAGCTACGTGAGGCTGGCTACGTAGTGTCCGGTTCCACCGTCTACGGTCCCGCTTGGAAGGGTGAGCGGTTCATCGCCTATCCAGTGCGGACGACGGCTGTCGAGCATGACTACGAGGGCGCAATCCTCGCACGTCAGTATCTGGGAGGTGGCCTGTGAATCTGGGTGACTTCGTGACGTGCCCAGACGGACTGACTGGCATGGTGATGGGCATCGACGGCGATCGGGTGCTGGTCCGGTTCTTGGACGGCTGTCGGTCGTTCCCAGCGGCGCAATGCGTATTGGTGGAGGTCGATTGATATGAGCATCATTGATACCTTCCGAAACCTTGAGCGGCATGGGTTCGTTCGCCTTCGCGCTGAGCCTGAGCGGGAGAGCTACTTCGATGTCTTTGGCAATCCTGAGACGCCGGAGGAGCGACAGGAAATCATCGACCAGATAAACCTGCATGGCTGCTGGTGTGTCTTCTCTGAGTTCAGGGGCGACGATGGGCGCTGGCATCATGCCGACTCGATCGGGATGTGTGCTGGCTACCAGAACGTGCTGGACCCAGAGGAGAACGATTACGTGTGCGACCTCATGGCCTCGGCTGTGAATGCACTGGAAATGCAGATGTGCATCTGACTTATCCGGCGGTGGCTGGCGTGACAGGCGAGCCACCTGCGGATCAGTTGATCCAGAGAAAAACTATGAGACCCCCCGCCGAATTCAAAATTATGCGAGTCCGCGATTGCGGAACCAGTGAGCCCGTCATAGGTGACTGCCCTCCGAAGGTGTCAGCGTACTGGAAGGAGCACGTCGCCACGGCTCCGTGGTTCTCGCCGGATCAGGAGTCATTCGTGACGATCATGCTGAACACACGCTGTAGGATCACTGGCCATACGCTGGTTGCAATCGGGACCTTGGATCAAGTCGTGGTCCATCCCAGAGAAGTGTTTCGGGCCGCGATTGTCGCGTGCGCTCACTCGGTTGTCATTGTCCACAATCATCCCAGCGGAGATCCGAATCCTTCGGAGGCCGACATCCGGATTACCAAGGAACTGATTGCGGGCGGGAAGCTTCTGCGAGTTGACGTGCGCGACCACATCATCATCGGTGCGGAGAGGAACGTGTCGCTTCGGGAGTTGGGATATTCCTTCTGATCAGAGCACGGCCGCCCCCCTTGCGGGGGCTGCCTTCTCTGGCCAGAAGCGCCGGAATCCAAAAACTATGATACCCATACATTCCCCTGCACCGTGGTCGATTGAGTTCGACCGCATCAAAGACGCGACTGGCAAGCAGGTCGCGCAGATTACGCCCCGCCTAACTGGCGAGCAGAACCACAGGCTCATTGCAGCGGCGCCGGAGTTGCTGGCGGCGTTGGAAGGCGCCCTTGTCGCTGTCCGATACCTCGACGATCACGAAGGCGCCGAGGAGCTTATGAATCAGGTCTGCGATGCACTGATCAAGGCCAAGGGAGGTGTGCGATGACCCCCAGCGCATACGATGCAGCGTTCGCAGCGGCTGGTCTGGCGAATCGAGTCGAAGGAGCCAGCGTGAACACGATGACCAGAATCTCGCTGGCTGCACTGACTGTGGCTGAGTTGGAGGCTGAGAACGCTATTCCGGAGGGATGCTACGACGACCTACTGGATCTGGTGGGTAAGCGCCTGAGTGATTCACGCTGGCCGATTCCGGGAATCAAGATCAGTGCGGCCGTCCGAGCCGTGCTGGTGAACATGAAGGAGGTGTCACGTGCGTGACCTCACGATCGAACACGGCCGGGGCATGACGTATTCCAGTGAACGCTGGACCGTCTACGAGCACGGCGTCTACGACAGGGACAGCGTGTTGTCTGGCCAGAGCCGACGCATCTGGTTGGATGACTTCGATACGCTGGAGGAGGCTGTCATTGCCTATCCAGATGCGGTGGTGTGCGCTGGCTCGACGTATCGTCCGCCGTACCTGAATCACCTGCCGGAGGATGGCGAATGAGGAAGATCAAAGGTATTTTCGTGGATCCGTTTCAACGGGTGAACACGATGGTTGAAACCTCGAAGGACATCCGAGAAATCCAAAAACTACTTAACGTGGAGTTATTGGAGGTCTTCAATCCCAGTCGCGTTGGAGGGCCGGACATCGAACTGTGGATGGATGAGATGGGTCAGCTGCGCGAAAACCCGGGCTGGTGGTTTGGTTCTTGGAACCAGCTGTTTGCTGGCCGGTGTTTCATCTGTAAACCCGGTCTGAAGACACTTCCGAAATCGCAAGCCTACGATCTGGTTTGCTGGATCCGGCCGAACATGACCGAGTCTTGTGCGCAGATTGCACATCTCAATCGCGCTCGGGTCATATCTGGGATCAAGGAGTTTCAGGACTGGAAGCGCGACGTCAACGATTGCAAGGCTATGCTGTCCATGCTTTCTCTTGCCGTTGAGCCAGCGGCGCTGCTACCGTAAGCGGATTATGAAAGCCGAACTATTGGCAGCATTGATAGCGGTCGAGTCAGGCGGGAACGATCTGGCTCGCGGCCGTCATGGCGAACTCGGTGCTCTACAGGTGCGCCGCTGTGTCGTGACGGACGTGAACCGGATTGCGGGTAAGTCATACCGCTGGTCCGAGATGACCAACCGAGTCGTCGCTACGAAGGTGGCTGACATTTACCTGACCCACTGGTCGAAGCGCATCGGCCGACCGGCGACCGACCGGGACCTCGCACTGATCTGGCATCATGGGCCGAACGGATGGAAGCGATCGGGCGGGGCGTATTGGAAGCGGGTGTCGGCAGCGAAATGACACGGAGCACGGTGGCCGGCGTGTCCGACCACCCTCTCCGCGCCAGTAACGCGGGAATAGTTATGGAAAACGAAACACCAGTTCAACCTACCGAGGTGCAGATTGCAGCCTCGAAGCTCGGCCGACGCGGCCGTGGCAAACCGAAGACCATCACTGACGAAGATCGCCAGCGGCGTTCCGACCAGATGAAAGAAATCAACGAGAAGCGCCGCACCGTGAGAGTGCAGGGCGTGGTCGTGAATTCGCCGGGCGGTAACACGCAGGTGAACCAGATCGTGAAGACGATCGAACCCGTGACTGACCCCCGAGTCGTCGCCGCTGTCGGCCGCACCGTGCGGTCTCAAGGGAGGATCGTGCAATGAATCGCAAAGTTACCATCGTGATTGAGGACGCTGAAGGTGGATTCAGCCTGTTAATTAACTCAGAACCGCCGCTGCCCACCGATGGCACCGTGCCTGAGCCGTCTGCCGCGTTGATCGCCGGCATGGTGGCTCGGCGTGCGATCGAGGAGTTGGTGCAATCGCAAAAGCCCAATGACCAAGAGTGACCTGATTCATACGCTAGCCGAGGAGTGCGGTCTGCTGGTGCCTCATGCCCGGCAGATTGTCGATCGGATGTTCGACCTGATGATGGACGCGACCTTGGCAGGTGGGTTTGAAGTCAGGGGGTTCGGCGTGATGGAAACCCGAATGACCAAGCCGATGATCGGACGGAACCCGCTGATCCCGGATGTCGAGATCGTGATTCCGCCCCGGCCGAAGGTCGTGTTCCGGCCGTCGAAAGAGTTCCGCGACCGGGCGATCAAAACACTTGCGGTTGGGGGTCGTAAGAAGTAGGATACCACCGCTTGTAGTGCTGTTCATAGTTGTCTAGCCCCCTAGGATTGAGAGGTCCTAGGGGGTTTTTATTGGGGCTCCCTCCCCCGGCGTCCAACCGAGAGAGGGATAGGCCGATACCAAGCCGATGGATGGGAAAAACTAAGAAACCATCCCGACCACGTCGGTTACCCGAAGGTGGCTGATAGGACGCCTGGAATCCTGCGGAGGTTTGCCAGGAGCGCGTCAGAATTCTGCGAGTTGGCCACGCAGATGCCAATGAGATCCTTGCGAGCGCGCTCGCTGAGATCCTTGGTGTCGATCACGACAACCCGGTTACCGGAGAGATGAATCCGATGGGCGCCGGTGGATTGCTTGGATGATGCGCTGGTCTTCACGGGTCATGGCGAGGTAACGCTTCGATACCTGCTGACAGGTCCAGCATGGCTCGGGGTGACAACCACAGGCGATCCGGTCATGCAGCTGGTGGGCTATCGCTTTGAATTTTGAGAGTTCGTCGTTTGCGGCATTGGGTTCCATTGTTGTGACGGTAGCGTTGAATGGTTGCGTAAGAGACATTGAGGATATGTGCTAGCTCGACATCGGTCACGTGCGGTGGCGCGCCTTTGATTGCCATTTGCTTCTCGATGGGGATGCGTGGTCGGCCTGTAGGCTTGGTAAGGCCGAGGAGTTTTTTGATGCGGTGGATGAGGTTCATTCGCAGCTGTAGATTTCGGTTGTGGTTTTAAGATTGGTCGGCCACTCGGGAGCGACGAAGGAGAGGTCGTGGAATAGGACTTTGTCCGTCGGCTGGATCGTGAGCCGGCCGTTGTCCAGCTGGATGAAGCAGAACTCCTTGGCCTGTTCGGGATACCGAGAGAAGCCGTCGTCGATGGGCGCGACGGTGAAGAGGTACTGGCCTTTGCGAAGCAGGCTACCAGCCTTCGCCTCGGCGGTGACGCCGCGCAGATAGGTGTACTCGATCGTCGAGAACTCCCGGCCGTAGCAGTCCCAGCGTTGAGCGTGCTCGATGCGCCAGTCAGGCTCTGGGTTCTCATGGAATGCTAGCGCGTGCGGTGGCACAGCCCGGTAGATCGCGCCGCATTCCAGCATGACCGTGCAGCCCCAGGCACGTCCAGGGATCGAGACCAAGCCGAACCAGACGCAGGGTTTGAACCCGTGCTCATTACTTATGAACGAGGCATCGACCCAGCAGTACTGGTGATGGGGCAGCTGGCCGGATTGGGAGTAGGTCATTTTTTTGAGGTGTAAGCCACCGTGCGCCGGCACGCGATGCAGGTGACTTTGGATTTGTCGGCGGTGGTTCGGGCGCTAGCACGTCCGCAGGCGGCGCGCTTTGATAAGTGGTTGTAGTGGGTGGTCATGCTGGTTGAATGATGAAATCAAAGTTGCTGCGCCACGTTTCGCCCAACCTGTTGTAGGTATCGGCCTTGATCTTCCAGGTGCGAGGGTCACGGGTGGCGCCGGTGTGGCGGCACCGGATCCTGACGTTGATGTCCTGGATGGCGATGTTTCGCAGACGGTGGTCCGGTGGGAGTTCGTGGAGTTTGGTGATCATGGCTTATTGCTTAGCGCCCATGCTTTTGCCATGCATCCAGTTCTTGTCGGTCGCTTCGATGTCGAAACTATTGCGCCGGCTAACTTCAATTCAGAAAATCTCGCGCTGCAGGTTTGATGATTCATTCCAAGAGCCGTTTCCGCTTCATCACAAGTGGCATCAGGCACTGTGGTAAGGTAAGCAACTATTCTTGCTTTATCCCTGCTTTTATCTGTAACCAAGTTTGCTTCCTTAGAGCATTCGTCACCTCCATGGTTACGTTCGCAAATATCAAATAGTTCAGGTTGATCATTCACAGCTTGGCCTCCTTGGCTTTGTTCCACTGTTTAATGGCTTCCGATTGAAGGAAACTGATGTCTCCCGTGTTTTTTGGGCAGAAATACCACAGCAACGCATTACCCGCCTCTTCCAACCGCTTAATGCGCTCAAGAAGTTCGGTCTTGTCCCGACTCAGATCGGAGATTGCTGTGCAATATGCGACGTGGGCATCTACTATGTGGCTCACAGCTTGTCCTCCTTGGCTTTAGTCCAGTCGATGAAGGTGAATGGGTTGTGGTTGTAAGCGAGAGCGTCCCCCGCCTCCTCCAGCCGCTTGATGCGCTCCATGTAGTGCTTCCTGTCACCATCGTATTTGTCCCACAAAGCGCGGAGACGGTTTTCAAGTTCGGTGACGTATTCTTGTCGTTCTCTCAAAGAGTTTTGAAGAGTCTCGATTTCCTGAAGGTGAAAGTTGCTCACAGCTTGGCCTCCTTGGCTTGTAGTGCTGCTCTTGCTGCGATTATCACTGACTGCTCTTCAGGATTCCAGAATCCAGCGTCTCCGCTATCTGCCAGATGAACGATCCATTTTACGGTTCCTTCAAGAGCCTCCTCCAGCCGCTTGATGCGGTCGTTCGCTGCGTTCAACTCACGCTCCAACTGGCACGCGAAATTCGCGTCGATAGTGATGAGGTCGTCGGACCAGCATTTCTGTCGGTTCACCTCGGCTTCGGTTCTCGGCGTATCGCTCACGGCCGCCCCTCCTGAATGATCGCCCAGACGGCGCGCTTCTTCACACCGATTGCCTTTGCCACGTAGGCCAGGGATTGGCCTTCGTTCCACAATTTCCAGGCGCGCTTGGAATTGAATTTCGGCGCCTCGATGTGTGCTGGCGCCGCAACTGGATCAGGGAAGGAGATCCAGCCACGCGCGACGGCGTTTGCTATCATCTGGTTCATCTCACTCCCTCCCGCTTGAGCACGGTGCAGATGGCTCCGGAGGAGCGGTTAAATTTTTTACCAAGCTCATTGAGACTGTAAGTTGGGTTAGCCCGGAAAAATGCCGCGATCTTCTTTGATTCCTCTTTGCTGATGGCAGACCAGATGCCACGCGGTTTACCCTTCTCTATTACTGGAAGCGGAGGTTGCGGCCCCAGGATGCGCTCGATGGCTTCACGTGATGGGGTTTTCATCCTTCAGAATGTATGCTGGGGATTGAATGATCTGGATAGAATCGCCGTTGTAGCCCGGCCAGCTGTCGGTGTCTTCGCAGACCATCCACTGGCGGATCCACGACTGCCACGTGCTGGAACCCTTGTCCAAGGATTCGGTGTCCAGCTGGTACACAGCCACGGCGTAGGGCGCTTGGTCTTCGACGCAGATCCACTGCCATGCGCGGGTCTCGCCGGTGATGTCCCGGTACAGGTCCCGGTAGTACGCGGCCTGCACGTCGTAGCGCAGCTGGCCAATCTGCCGGCGGAACCCGGCCTTGCTAGCATCGCGGCACTTCTTGAGGTCCACGATCACCGGCGTCGTGTTGGGCAACCAGTCGATCAGGCCTTTCCGTTCGCAGGACTCGAACTCGCCGAACATCCCGACCTGCGCCTTGCCTGGCTCAGCCAGCAGGCGACCTGCAACTGGGTGTTCACGCACGGCCTCGACCATGCGCTCGACGATCTCGATGGCGTCCTGCTTGAACACGGTGACGCCACGCTCGGTCTGCTCATCTCTCCACGAGCGTGCCTCCTTGGTCCGGTAGTCGTCGTATGGCGACGTGGTCCACAGGTACGGCGTGCCGAGGACCTTGTGGTCCAGCAAACTGCCGATGGCCATGGCTTCGGTGGTTTCCTTCTCTTCCTCAAAGCCGACCATGGCGTGCGCTGGCGAGCGGGAGAATGCCTTGAGTGAAGAGACGTTGATCGCAGGGTGGCTGCGGTAGGTGTTTACGTCGATGGGGTGGACTAACTTCACAGCGCACCTCCCGCCTTCTGCACCGCACGACCGATGCCGCGCTTGTTGCGGATCACCCACTTCTTCAGGTCATCGGTGAGATCGTTCGCCGTCGGGTACGCCTCGGGCGTCGGCCACCAGTTCAGTTCCGTGGCGAGCTTCACCAGCTGCTCGTAGGTCGCACCGACCGATGTTAACGTGGACTCGACGGTGTCTTCAACCAACTCGGGCAGCGGTGCGGGGGTGGCAGGAATCTCGAACGGGGCAGGCGTGGGCTCAGGCTCGGGAGCCGGCGCAGGCTCCGGCGTGGGTTCAACGACCGCGATGGCCTCGGGCTCGACCTTCTTCTTGCGCTTGGGCTCGGGCGGATTCGGCGTCACGTCCACGACGGACGCGGTGACCGTGGTGGCGACGGACGGCTGAACGACCTGCTGGGACGCCTGGGTGTCGTGGATCTCTTCCGAGGTGTGCATACCCAGCGCGATCTCGGGCGCGTAGGCGCGGCACCAGAACGCAGCGGCGCGGTACTGGAGCATCTGCTCCGGCATTGTCTTCCACTTCGACCCAGACTTGCCGTACCAGCCCTCGGCCTTGGCCATGGCGATCGTCACCAGAGCGCCGACCAGTTCAAGGTTGCCCTCCCTCTCGACGGCGTAGGCGCGGCAACCCCAGTCATCTGTCCCCTCTTTTCCGACCCAGCGGAACCGCATAGGGCTGAACCGGCCGCAGCTGTTGACGGTGGCGATCAGGAACGAGGCACTCCAGGTGGGCTTGCCGTGGATGGGAACCATGGACTGCATCACGGCCATGACCGAGGCACCGATGCGCTGTGACAGTTCGAGCGCGATGATGCAGTTACCGAGGTTGGCCTCGCCCCGGTACGAGTCCGGAACGAGCGTGCTAGACGCCAAGGCCTTGGCCATGCGCTGCACGGAGACAAACGCGTTCTCCGAAGAGAAGGCGCTCAGAGGTTGTTGTTGCTGTGTTGCTACTTGCAGTTGGTTGCTCATACGTCAGTCAACGTATGGCAAGTGGTGTGCAGCGTCAAGCAATCATCGAACACCTCGGTCGATTTTTTCTCGGATTCTAGTACGAATTCGTTCGGTGTCCTTGCTGATAACTTTGATCGCTTGGTCCGGCGTGGCAGCCAGCAGTTGCGGTCCCTTTCGCAACACGTACTCGCGGTACTGCTGACCAACCTCTCGTTGGTAGCGGTAGAACTCTTCGGGAGTCATCTGACGGCGCGTGCCGTTCTCGCTGACCTTTGCAGCTGCCGAAGGTGTAGGGAGAAACACTCCGCGCTCTGACAGCGTGGCCAGCGTGTTCCAGGCGGGATCATCCTTGCGGGTTTTGATCCAGCGGCTGAACGGATGCTTCATTATCTCCACGGGTTCGCCCAGGACGTTGACCATGGGACCGGCGCCGATGTCGCGACGAAGCATAGGCACCTGCTGGAGGAAATACTCGGAGCCCAGTTTGGCTTGGTAATACTGCGGATCGAAGTACGTATCGACCTGCTTGAGGATGTTCGGGATGAACGATCCAGCAAGGCGCCCAGCCCAGCGGGACAGGTCCTTGTTGACCAAGTCGTCGGCGTTGTACTTGTACGCGTTGGTCATGCCTACCAGTTCCGTGAAGGCGGAGATTGCAGGCGAGTCGGTCAGTACAAACATACCAGCCTGAGCGGCATCCTTGAACTTTCCGAGGATCGCGTCGCGATTCCATTCCTTCGGGTTGTGCAGCTGGTGATCGCGCAACTCGCCGATGGCAGCCAAGCCCATCGCGAACGGCATCTGCCGGTAGCTGATGAACTTGTCTCCGATGCGGATGGAATACGGTTGCCGACCTTGAGCGAGCAACTGCCGCTTCTTGTCCGGATCGAGCGATCGGTAGGACCCAGTGATGTCGATGTTGCGATCCTCTTCCTTGTCATCATCACCGAGGAACAGCGCGCCGGCCATGGCCATGAGCGAGGTTCCAATCGAAGCCTTCATCAACAGGAGCTTCCGCTCGTTGTCGCTGATCTGGTAACCGAACGGCTTGTTGATCCGACTGGAATTGCTCAGGTAGTACCGAGTGAATCCCCACGGCAACCAGTCAATGCTGCTGTTGGTCGCGTTGGCCGCAAACCGCAGGAACGCCAGTCCGGTGACCATCTTGACGCCTGGGTACTTCTTCTCGGCTTGGTTCAGCCATTGATAGAAGAGACCAACAATGCCAGTCGGGTCCTGCTTGAACGCGGCTTGGCGGGCGAGTTCTTTCGCGTCGATCAGGATCTCGGACGGGATTCTGGCTTCCAGGATCTCACGAACACGCTGGTTGATGCGCTCGGCGGGAAGCCCCTCGGACTCGGCTTTCTCTCTGGCCAACTGCACGTCAGACGCCTCTGGGATGAGGTACTTGCGGATCTGCTCCTTGTCTCCACCACGGGCAATGATCCATGCCTTCATGGCTTCGTAGTTGGAAGTCACGGCCACGTGGTCCATGGCGTCCATGAATCGGGACACGAAGCGCAGATTGCTGATCACCTTGAGCGCCAGGTTGTCCGAGTCCTTCAATGCTTCGAGCGTGCTGGTCGGGCGCTCCGGATCGAAGTTGATGCCACGGAACATCTCGCCCTTGGCAAGGATTGCCGGCACGTCCTTGAACGACCGACGCAATCCATCGAGCCACGCAGACGCGATGTAAGGCGCAGAAGTCCCGCTCTGCACGGATGCAAGGCCGGCGTTGATCATGCTGTTGATGATGCCGGTGCCCTGCTCGACAGCCGTAGTCAGACCGGACAACACGGATCCGTACCAGTAATCCATGATGATGTTGCGAGCGCGGATGCCGCCCTCTCGCTGCATCAGCTGGTACATCTCTTGGATGATCTTGTTTCGGGCGGTGCCACCGGTCCTCTGGGCGCGTTGCGCCATGTCGGAGATCTTCTGGGCAGTCTCGCCATTGATCTGAGCCACTCCAAACTTCGGAGCGATGGCGTTGCGGAACGCATCAGCGGCCGCTTCAGGATTGGTGAGCAGACCGAGGTTAGCCCACTTGATGATCTCCGGGACGGAGTCGTAGATCTTCTTGCGAACCTTCTCCTGAACCTCGGGCAGTTTGACCTGCTTGCGGAACTCGTCGCGAACGATTTTGTTGCGCTCCTTCTCGAAGGCATTGCCGAGAAGGTTGGCGAGTTCGATCTGACCCGCACGGCTCAGCGTCTTGAGGATCGGGTGCTCGCTGATCACGTCGAGCAAGATGCGCTTGTAGTTCCCCTGCTTGTCCAAGCTGGAGGTCATTATGTCCTCCCAGGAAACACCAAGCTCTCGGCGAGCCTGCTTGAGTTCGCGAGACACGACGTTGTCAGCGATCGACAGTGTAGACCGGATGTTGGCAATGGCCCGACGTGAGGAGTCGAGCAACCAGCGGCGGATCTGATCGGATGAAACCTCAGGGAACGGAATCTCCTTCTGACGCTCGTTGATTAGGTTGTAATAGGTCAGCGTAGGAGTCAGGTAGTCGATGTCGCTGATCATTGCCCGGCGCGCTTGACCGCTCTGACCGAAGTCTTGGGCGCCACTCTGGGCAGCGACCTCGCCGATCTTGCGCAGCAGGTAGACCCATCGCTGTTGGTCTATCGGATTACGGAACGATGCTTGAACTCGGGCGGCAGTGCGCTCGATCAGTTCGCCAAGGATGGTCTGCTGAAGGGCCGGAGTGATACCGAACTGAGTGGCTCGGTTTCCACCAGTGGCAGCGGTGAAGGCCTATTCGATGTCGTCTCCAAACTGATCGACCCATTCGCGGGCAGCGGCTTTGCGCTCCGCGTTGGTCTCACGAACGATGCGCCCCTGGAAGAACCCAGCAGACGGGCGACGGCGTTGACCAGCAGCAGCGCGAGGCGGCTGAACCTCTCGTTGCTCAAACGCACCAGTACCTGGAGTCTCGAATGCGCCTTCGATCAGCTGGCCGATTTCAACCTCGGCAGCGGCGAAGTCCGTGTTCGCAGGAGCGTTCTCGCGCACATACTCGATCGCAGCCTGACGCGCTTGAACGATGTCGCGGGTCTTGATGTACACCGCACGCGCAGCCCGGAGCGCCAGATTGATCACCGCCAGCGGAATGGCTGCTGTGGATTCGTATGAACCCTGTGGGCGGGTAGCTTGGATCGCCCGGTTCAACAGGTTCTCGACCTTGTCGTACATCAACCGACCGAGGTCGGGGTTGATCTGTTCGGCTACGGACATCAGAGACGGCGCATCGGCCGCATCCATCGTGCCTACAAGGAATGATCCCTTCTGAACGAGGTTATCCGGGAACAGGCGCTGGACGCTCGGGTTAGACCAGACCGGCCGTAACGCATTGCCAGCCCGAATGCGAACCTCGTACTTGCCACCACCGACAGGCTTGATGCGAAGCAGTTCAGCTGCCTTCGCGCCCTCACTCTCGCCCTTGGCAAAGACCTCGGTGCCTGCCCTCAGAAGCGAGATGGCTTCTTCTCTCGGAACCCGGATGTCCTTCACCTTCCGCTCAGGCGTGAAGTTCGCCGGCATCAAGATGCCAGTCTTCCGCTTGCCGGTGTTGGTCGTGTAGATGGTGATCTTCGGGCGAACCTCAGATGCGCCACGCGCTCCCTGGAAACCCTTCAGGAGGTTGCCGGTCACGACGTACCGCTGATCGGTCGTCTCCGTTGTGGTCTGCCATTCTTCAGCAGCGTTGGAGACTTGCTCGCCAAGAGAAGACGCACTCTCGGCGCCTTCCGATATCGACAGCGGCATCGAAGCACGCGAGCGCACCATGTTGCGCATTAAGAGCAGCTGGTGATCGGACGGGCGAGTGAAGTTGCCGGGGTCGTTCGACTTGAGCTTGAGCCCGATCGGGACCGCGACGTAGCCAAATTGGTTTTTGAATGCGCGACCGATCTTCTGATACGCAAAGATAATCATCTGTCGGGTGTCCTGGAACGCTTCCCTCACAGATTGGATCTGCGCCGGAGTGACCTCCTTGGCCTCCATGGCAGCAACACGCTGTTTCTCGAAGGCGTAACTCTGATTGAGCCACCCCTCGTAGATAGCCTTGGTTGTAGCCCGATTCTTGGAAGCCTCTTTCGTAGCGGCTTCGTAGGTCGGGGGAGCCTTCGGGGGCTTGATGGAAACGCGCTCCATGACGGAAGGCCCGTCAAACGGAGTGGTTCCAGTTCCAGGAGTAAACTCCGAGGAGTCAACCGTTTTGGCCCGGAGATCATCGACGTTCGCCTTCAGCGGGTTCTCGCCAACCTCATCGAGTGCGCGGATGCGGTCGGTGTAGAGTTCCGATATGTCGCGCCAGAGCTTGGCCGCGTAGTCATCCGGAAGGATTACGAAGTAGCCCGTGGCCGATCTGGCGAAGTCTCCGCCTTCGTCGATGCCTTCTTCAAGCGGAGGAAGGCTGAAGTCCATCTGGTCAACGATCTCAGGATTGGATTTCAGGACGTTGTAGACCACGTCATCGCCAATCGAGTTGAAGATGTCAGCGACCAGACCCTCGTTTGCGGTGAGATCCGATTCAGTGTCCGCAGACGTGTTGGCATTCAGCGACGCCATCTTGCGGCGCAGCAACACCATGAACCGATTCTCAGCAGCCAGCGAAGAGGATAGAACCACGTAACGCGGCAGGCTGGTCTGACCGAAACGCATAATGCGCCCGAGCATCTGCATGAAGTCGTTGATGTCCGGGGCAGCCTGCCCAACGATCATCACACGACGCCGCTGGTCTTTGAACTTCGGATCAGTATGCGCGCTGGTTCCAGTTGAGCCCGACTTGTTGACCAGGATGGCGTCGAGCCGACCGTTGTTGAAGTCGTCCAAGACCACGCGTCGATCGCGCTTTTTCCTTGGTACAGAAGTCGCCTTACCATCGGGCGTGGTGACGATCTCCGTGTTTCGTCCGGTGATTTCGTCGATGGAATAACCTGCTTGCTGAATGCGGTTCTTGATGAAGTCGATGGGCGAGATCGGCATATCTCCAAAATCACCGACTTCGATTTCAAAGCGAATATCCTCGTACTGCTGGCGAGCATCATCCGGAAGTTCGTCAGGCGTGATTTTAACCGTAGTCTTCGTGTCGGCCGCTTTGTCGCGAACGGTGACCTCAAGTAGTTTGTCCAGCTGGCGAAGCAGCAATCCTTGGTACGAAACATCGTAACCCTCTTCCTTCAGGGTTTCGATCGGACCTTCCATCGTGTTGTTGATCGCGATGAACGGCTTCTCATTACCCTTGAGCGTTTGGATTGCGTTGTCTGCAATCGCTTTGGCCTTCAGGGACAGAATGTACTGGGTCGAAAGATTGAACAGCTGACTTCCAAAATTCGTGGATGAAACGCTGACCTTCTCTTCTGATGCGCGAATCTGGTTTTCCGCGTTCTCCATCTTCTTAGCGACTTTTGCGACCTTCTTGCTGAAGCGCAGGATCTGCTGAAGAAAGTCCGTGTACACATCGGCCAGCTCGCGCTCGCGCTCTGCGTTGTCGGTGGACGTGACGAAATCAAACGGCACGCCGCCCCAGTTCTGCTCACGGCGCACGAACTCGCCGGATTCAGCGAGCATCGAGGTCAACGCCTGCTGAAGCGCCAAACCGCCGCTGTCCAGCAACTCGGTCATTTCGGTCGGGCGCAATCCAGCGCGCTGCATCAACGTCTTGAGCGCGTAGAGCCCGAGGTTGTCTGGTCGCTTGGCGAATGTCGCAGATGCGAAGTACGCGCCCTTGGACTTGGGCAGCACCTGGTCAAACCGGATGTTCGTGTCGGAATTGGCGCCGGCCGCAAGGTGGGCTTCGTCCAGCACAAAGATCGCGTTGGGAGCAATACGGGAGAGCGCCTGCCAGATCGGCCCAAACGGTTTGGCAATCCGCTTGGATTGGCGCTGACGCCGTTGCTTGGCCACCTCCTTGAATCCCTGGGGAACGTCAGCCTTCAGCTGGTCGTAAGTTGTGAAGAACGCATTGGATCCAGTCGGAAGTTCAGCTGTGTCGTTGATCTTCGCCAGTTCCTCACGGGCTTTCGCGGCCGTTCTGCGCACCTTTACGGTTTCGCCAGTGGATGCCAAGTAATCGACATTGCTGTTCGTTACATACGGCCGAATGCCAGTTTCTCCGATCGCCGGAAGATCCCGGCCGGCCATGTCAGAATACAGGGTGGGCTTGGCGGTGATGAACACCGGAGTCAGGCCGTTCAGTCGGGCATACCGCAATACAGCAGCCACAGTGCGTCCCTTACCCACGCCGGTCTGGTCTGAGTTGATCAGCGCCGAACCGCGTTCAATATTACGGATCGCCAATCCCGCAGCATCAATCTGCGCGGCTGACATCGTCTTGAACAGCTGGTCCTTAGACATCTGCAACCGATTGGCGACGTACTCGTCGATTGGCATTTTGACCTCGGCCTCCAATTCGCGGAGGGCGCGCTCAGTGGCGTCTGCGATGTTTGAAGGGCTGACCAACCCGGTTTCCGCGTTCTTGCTTTGGCTCTTGTAGGGCTTGGTCCGGGCCTCGGACATCACCTCTGGCTCTGCATCCGTTTCGGGCTCGACTGGAATCTCGGGTTCCGTGGGCACCGTGGCCTGATCAATGCCAGCAATCACCTCGTTAGCTTGCTTGCGTGTCAGGTCGTCCAACCCTTCGACCGTGTTGGAGGTCTCCTGCCAGATGGCCAGAAGTGATTGCTTAAGCTTGTCCCAGATTTCAGGGAGATCCGCTCGAACCTGAGCGGCAAACTCAGAAAACCGTCGGATACCGGCTTCTGCATAGATACCAGCCATGCGGGCGCCGATCACAATGATCTCCGGATCGACGCCCATGCCGACGCCGCCGAGCTTGTCGCGCAGCTGCTTCTTAAGGGCCTCCAGCTGCGCCTGTTTTTCGGCCGACAGGTTGGAGGTTAGTCCGGGCCTTGCGGCAGGCGGCTTAACCACAGGTTCAGGCCGTCCACCCGCCACGACTCCAGCTGCTCCTGGTTGTTCGACTGCGGCCGCTGGCTCAACCACTGGTCCAGCTGCCGTCGGTTCACTTGGAGCAGCAGGTCGTTGTTCTTGAACACTTGGTACAACTGGTCCGGGTCCAGGAACAGGCTGCTCGACAGGTGCAGGTTCTGCCCGCTGTCCTTGAGGTACGATTTCAGGACGCGCAGGCGCTCCTGGAACGCCTCCGGGTTGTTCTCCACCTCCTGCAACTGCTGGCTCCACAGCTGGGAGATTTCCGACGCCAGTTGCTGCTGGGGTGACAGGGGTTGTGACTTTCGTTTTGCGAGCTTCATTGATCAGCGGTTTGAGGTCTGCCCAGCTATTGTAAACGCGAGGTGCCGAAATCCACGGACGGACCAAGCCTCCTTGGGCAGCGGGAGGGGTTGATCGTTTTCCGTCGATTACCACAATATCGACCGGCCATCCTGCGCCCATCTTGGAGTACATACCTCCGTCGATGGTGAAGAAGTCGGTGACGTTGAACCGATTGAACAGGTCGAGGTACTCAGCCCGATCGTAGGATTTGAGCCGGTTTTCGGGAGTTCCCAGCTTGTTGGACTGCGATCCAGTCTTGGATCCCAAGATCAGCACGGCCTTTCCGTTCGGGGCCATGGCTTCGAGCGTGTTCAGCGCGATGGCGAGGTCGATGCTCGATGTCTGCGCACGCTTGATGCTGCTCCTGAAGAGCGGGAAGGACTCCTTCTGGCCTTCGATGAATCGAGCGCCAAACGGAGGATTGATAATGACGCGATCCGGCTGAGCAGAATCCAGCGAGTTGAAGAACTCTTGGCTTACCGCATCGAGTCCGGTCGCAGGCTTGCCGATGAAACGCTCCAAGCGCGTGCGGCGATTCGGGTCCAACTCGTTGGCAAGAATGTCCTGCTTGGTCGGATCCGACGTGACCAGGAGCATTCCGTTGCCGGCAGTCGTCTCGGCCACGCGTTGGCCTCCCTCTACATCCGCCAGAATGCCGGCCAGATAGGCCAGCGGCGGCGGAGTCGAGTAGGCCTGCGCAGTTTTGCTGGACGCAGTGCGAGTCCCCAGCTGCGGCTGCTCCTCGTACCGCTGAGCGAGCTTATCGTAGGTCTCAGTCGGATCCACTCCGGCCGACCGATCTTCACGAACGGTCTGGGCTGTTGCTTCAACGATCTGCGATTCGAGTTCCTCTTCGGCCGCCTTCTTGGTCGGTTCAACCAGTTTGGGGGCAGGAACCGGAGTCGGTTCGGCAGGGGGAAGCGCAGACGCCGCTGGAGAGATTTCCTCCGGCGGACGGATTAACTCTTCCGGGACGACCGGCGCTTGGGCTTCGGGCCTTCCTCCTTCGGTAGGCCGCCCTCTTTGATCCACTTCTGGCAGTCCCACTTGGACTTCGGGTTGCGGCTCTTCTCCGCGAAGCAGGCCTTCATCTGGGCCTTGTTCTTGAATGGCACTGGGTGTGGGGGGTTGGAGTTCGGGTTGTACGGGCGCTTCAGTTACAATCGGTGCAATCGGCTCCGCCGGCGGCGCAATAGCCTCCTCAACAGCGGCAGGGATCGTGGGCTCAGGCTGGATCTGAATCGGACCAGACGGAGGACCTCCGGCGTTGATGCCACCAAGCTCTTCAGCAATGTCAGGGGTAAGCTCATCTTCGATCCCGGCCACGGTAGCGGCAGAGTTCGGGAGAGGGTTGGCGGGATCACCGCCAATGGATGCCCGGATGGCAGCCTCGCGATCAACGACGGTTTGAATGTCGTCTGTGGCAGGCGCTATGCCCCTGGCAAGGCGTTGCTCCTGCAAACTGCGAAGTCTTTGGCCACGCGAAATCTTCCCAGCACCACCTGCAACAAGACCAACCAACGTACCGACGCCAGCACCAACCTCTCCGGATTCAAGGATACCTTGACCGAGTTTCTGGTCAGGATTGTAGATTTTCTGAGCCGCCAGATTCTGAAGAAATTGTTCCGATGATTCCTGAGCAGCTTCTGTAAGGCCGGTCTTAATGGCGCCACTGACAACCCGTTTTCCAACGGCACCGGTCACCAAACGCTTCACCGCCGGAACAGCGCCCAGCGCGCCTTCTGTGATCGCTCCAACGGGAGCGGTTGCCATGAGGACCTTGCGCTGTGCTATCGGCTTTTCGGCGCGGAGTCGGTTGGCCTCTACCGTGTTTCCACTGGCCAACGCTTCCGCAATCTTGGTGTCGTAGAATTGACCAGCTTGCTGCGCCGAATCCTCACCGGTGCTCAAACCATAAGCCAGCTGGCCAATGATCGGGACAGCGGAGACTGGAAGAGATCCAACGCCGCTCGCCAGCTGGGTAAGGTAATCTTCTTCCCGCAGCGGGTTGACCGGGAACGCTTCTCTTGCGCCCTCTTGAAGATTCTGACCGAGCTTGAACGTGGGGCTCGTTTCAGTTCGCGCCTGGAGTTCCTCAGGTGAAACCGCTTTGGTGCGTTGCTCCCATTCCGCCAGACGGCGCTCGTAGGCTGCCATTCCAGCGGGGCTTTCAGCCTGTGCTGCCGTAATGGCAGGAGGCGGTTCCTCAGATGCTGCACGCGCCAAACCCATCATTGCGCCGCCGACCATTCGGCCGCCTTCGCGCATGACCGCTGATCCAGCGGCAGCTAGCCTGCCTTGGTCGAATGTATCGACAAGCTCTTGAAGTTCGTTTTCACCAACATCATCAGGAACCTCGATTAGGCCGATGTCTTGAATATCAACGAGCTTAGGCATGGTTTATTTGGCTAGGACGAGCTTGCCCGTGACCGGGTCGCGTTGAAAGCGCACTTTTACAGGAGCGTTCGTAGGCGCCGCAGATTTTTGTTGAGCCAATCTACTAGCCACCTGTTCGGCAGTTAGCTTGATCTTCATCGGACCCTCTGGGGTATCCATTTCAATTTCCCCAGGATATTCAGTCTTTGCGGGTTTTTCGGCCTTGGGCTTCCGCATGAAATAGTCTCGGTCATTCATCCGGATTGGAATTGTTCCCGGCGGAGCAGAAAGTTGGTCCGCAACGGCAGGTCCGGTTGTTTCTCCACGACCCGACGAAATGTCAAAAACAGTCTGCGGTTCTTGACCCGTAACCGCATTTTCAACGGCAGCTGGAAGAGATCGCCCAGGGCCTGCCGCAATAATTCCTTGCGAAGCCAAGATCCGCTCCATCTGGATCTGATTTTTGGTCTTCTCGACCATCGCATTTGCCAGTCCGCGCTGAAATGCTTTGCTCTTGCTGATCTCTGGCGTAATTCCCGTGATAGGCGTACCGAGTCCTTGAGCTAACCCAGCAGTTTCAGCAAATGCATCCGTTCCCTCGGCTTCTTTGAGTTTTCGAGACGATTCAACAATGTTGACGCTGCCGTCTGTATTTAGGGTCAGATACTCACCGAACTTTGATCCAAGCACATCGTTTCTGTTCTGCGCCGCCAACACCGCCGCATCACGCCGCTGCTGCACAAGATCCTGATAATACCTCTCGCGCACCCGCGCCTCTTCCTGCCGCTGCGCAAGAGCTTCCTCACGCGCCTGGCGTTGATTCGCCAGCTGCACGCCTGCGAGGTACGACTGCCCGATGTTTTCGAGTCCTGAGAAGGGGTTTGCCATAGGTTAGATGGTTTTCGGCATGATGCTCTGCTGGGTGGAAACAAGGTCACTGGTGCCCTTACCGCCTCCAAAACCACCCTGTCCAAGGGAAGCGAATCCAAGGTTGGTCAGGCCGGTTCCAAGCGAACCAATGCCTTGTCCAAAAACACCCGTTGCGCTCGGCATACCGGCAACACCGAGCATCGCCTGCTGCTGTGCGCTACGTTCGCCACCGCGCAATGCGGCAATCTGCTGCGGCGTGAATTCGTAGTTCGCCAGCGGAGCCAACGGCGTGGTTCCAAGGATGTTGGAGAACTGCTGGTTTCCGAGATTGGCCATCTCAAGGCTGGTCCTACCAAGATCGCGAGCGACAAGGTTTCGTCCAGCTGCACTTCCCGCGTAGCCACCTTGAACAGCTTTAGCGGCCGCATTGCGCTGAACCTGCGCCGCGACATCTGGAGGAAGTTCGCCTCGAAGTAGTGCTAGCGCGTTCTCAGCGCGCTTGGCCTGCGCCTCCTGATAGCCCGGGACTTGGATGCCTAGCGACTCTAGCAGCTGTGCGCGGTTGTACGCGTTGCGCTGAGCCTCCATTTCGCGAGCACGGGGCGCATTGAGAGTGGACTCTCCCATTGCCGCACCAATGTTAATGCCAGGAAGATTTGCAGCTTCACTGGCTTGGCGACGCGCTGCGCTAGCAGACGATGCCTGAAGACCCATCCCGATACCCGACGTGACAACGCCGGCTCCGATTGCTGTGGCTACGAATGACATGGTAAGTATTGGTTCTGCCTCACGTAGGTGAGGTCGTTCAAAAGCTCTTCGTGATCCGTCTTGTTATCGAGATTCAGGTGGACCGTTGTCCAAACGGTGTCCTCATGGATCAGCAGCACCCGACGAGTTCCAGGCTTCGTGATGCCGGAGTATGGCGCCGTGTACGTCACCCACCCCTCGTTCTCGCTGACCACCGTGACCTTGCCCTTGGTGACGAAGAACGGGTTGGCGAACTTGTGGATGCGGCTGGTAATCACAGACCCAGCCGGCATGAAGATTTCGCGCACGTACATCCCTTCAGGAAACGTGTGCTTCAGGGGGCACTCCTGAGGTGGCAGGTTAGCAACGAATGCTTCCCACCTGTCCAGGCGGTCATCGAACGTGATGGTTTCATCCGTGAGGATGTCCAACCACGTCAACGGCTTTTCCAGCGCCACCTCCATCAGATGAACCCTCCAAACCGATACTCGATCTTCGCCGATCCGTAGGGCTGCACGTTGATCACGCTGCGCTCGTTCGGGCTGTAGGCTTCGAGTTCGTTGCGCAGGCTGCGAAGCGCCAGCTGGATTTCGCGCTCAGCCTCGGTGTACTGGTTGCGATCCTCCTTCTGGATGGCCTTCATCATGTGCTTGATCGCTTGAAGGTTGCCGATAAACAACCAGTCGGAGTCCACGATCGCAGGAATGAAGTCCAGGCGCACGATGGCTTCGACCACGGTGTTCGTGCAGGCTTCATCTGGAGGCACGCAACCGTCGCCGTGGTCGATACAGCAGTTATCGTTGCTGGAGTTGCATCCCTGAGTGCCCCCGCAAACCTCGGGCATATTGATCAGGTACGTACGGCGGTACTCTGGGTTCTGCTCGCTCGGCCCCCAGACGGCGACCTGAGTCTGCAAGCTGGTCGATGGGTTGTAGGCAACAATGGTCAGGCTTCCCTGAGTGAGCGGCTTCTGGGCGCCATTCAAGCCCGGTTGCTTGAAGAGGTTGGTGGTCTGCACGTAAGCCGTAATCAACGGATTCGGCAGCGTCACATACTCGCCCCAGACGTACTCGCCAGTCACGGTGTCGAGCGTCCGGATCGGGTCTCCGTTGGGGTCTAACCCTTGGAGAAGCACGCGTTTTCCGGCGTCGGCTGACAACTGAGGGTAGACCCTCATGTGGCAGTTGCCTACTGAGTCGCGATATTGCGTGACCATGCCGCGATCTAGCAGCTGGTCCTGCTCGCAGCCTTCACGTCCGCAGCCAGTGCGCGGCGCACGGGTGTCGGTTTGAAACTCGTACCATTGGTTCTGAACCGGGATGTTGTATCCGCAGAGGTTCATCGCCTCGATCGTCTTAACCTCGCGAGGCCAGGTGATGCAGCCGGCAACGACGCAGAGGCGCAGTTTTTTGTATGTGCCCCACCACTTGCCCATGTCCGCGAGGCGTGCCTGAGCCTCGTTGAGCAGCTGGAGAAAACGCTCGTCGCAGGTGGCGAGACCGACAGCCTGCGGGATCGTGGAATTCTTGGCTTGGGCGAGGGTTTTTCTCATGGCGCGACGTAAGCCGGGTTAAGTGCCGTAGCGTAGACTTTGACCTGATAATCTGCGGGAGTCAGACCTGGATTGAAGAATGGAATTGAAACCACGCCCAAAAGATTGACCGAAACCCAAACATTAGTTCCGTCAGCAACATACCTAAATGACGGGAGTTTTTCGTAGGGCGCGGTTCCAGAGCTTACGAAATGCAAGCAATCGACTTCCTGACCGTTGTACCAAGTGTAGGTCGTTACACCGCTGACTCCATTAAATGTAACAGATCCAGCTGCAATCCTTACTAGGACGACTCGAACCGCGAACGGAATCAATGGCACCCCGCTGATTGGGTTTACAAATCCGTGAGTAAACGGAACAAGTACATCACTAGCAAAAGTTGAAAGCGTAACGCCAGCTGACGCATACGTCAGAAACTGACGCAAGCTCTGCCGAGTCAGGTCCCGCTTCTGGGTGATCAGCTGGAAATTCACGCCATCGTACAGCACGGTAACCACCTGACCAATTAGGATGTCGTTGGCTGACAACGCAGCTGCACCATCCTTGGTAATTGCCTTGGCTCCTTTGCCGTCCACGTTCAGCGTGCTAGCGCCGGAATTGGTGTGATTTGCCAGAAAGGTGTAAATCTGGCCGGTGCGATAAGCCGACGCTGCGCTAGGATACGGCGGAGAATTGGTCACCGCATACGCGCCAGCAGCACCGCTTGCGGTCCCTGCAAACACGACTTCACTTGCCAACCTGATAAAATCGGAATCTCCCGCAGCCGACGAAAACCTCATCACGTCGATCGGTCGATTGTTGGTATCGGTGCGAAGCCAGTAAAGGCCGGGGTTTCCGGGCGCGGTTTGAGAAGTGGCCCATTCAGCGCCTGTAGTCAGGTTTCCGATCAACGCGGCTGCGTAGGCGTCCAGTCGATCTTGCTCCGATGGGTAGCAAGCGGGCGGCGGCAAAAGGCCTGCTGAAATGTCAACGGTTGCCATGATTAGATGCGGTAGAGGTAGTCGTTGGGCTTACACGGGCCGGGGTCGCATTCAAGCGCCAAACAGCCCTCGGGACAATCGAAATAGAAAAACTGCTCCAGCGGTGCCACGCAGCGCGCAGGACGCCCCTGGAGAAAGGACGGGCCAAACCGGCCGCCGTTGTTTACGACCAGTCCGTTTCCACTCAGGCGCCTAACCGTGTTGCAGCCGATCTGAATGTTATCAACGTACCGGAAGAAATTTCCGGTCTCAGAGGTGAACGGCACGTCTGGGCCGGGGCTCGCGCACGTGAAGGTGTAGAGCGTCGGCGTGCCGGTCACGATCACCTCATCGTTAAACGAGGCGTTGCTAAGGCCTTCAATCGTCGCGTGATCTCCGGTTGAGAGTTGATGCGCCTTGTTCGTCGTGTACGTGGCGACTCCACTGGTGCGCTGGTATCCGATTGGGCGGATCTCCCATGGGAATTTGACGGGGTCGTTGATGCCTAGAAATCCTCCGGATGTGGATACAACGCTGCCGGGATTTGCGACCGTAAATGTTGTGAGTGAAGGCGTGCTAGCAACCGTAAAGACGCCGTTAAACGTGCCGTCAGTAACCCCGACCGTGGAAATTTCCATGCCCACCTGGAGTTCGTGAGGTGATGCGGTTGTGAACGTCGAGATGTTGGTAGCGCGGGATGCAGCCGTAATCGGAATCTGGTAGTCCGTCGGGTAGTAATACTCCGACTTGTTTACGTCGTGGTTATTGATCAGAAACACCGCATCCAGCGGCGTCAACGCGGTCTGGTAGAACCACGAATCTGGGCCGGTCAAGAAAACATCGTTGTTCTCGATCAGCATATCCTTGTGGGCTGCGATCAGCGTCGAGTAGGTCTCTGGGTTCGCAACTGGTGGCGTGATAGTTTTGATCAACTCATACCAATCCTGCACTACCAGCGAGATAAACGCTGAGACGTTCAACGCCGAGTTGTGATGGATGTGAGTGCCTTTGTGCTGGTACGAATCGACGTAGAAGCAGGTGCCCCGGAAGCCGTCAAAGTTGTTGTAGCTGATGTCCATCCCGCTGGTTTCGCGAGCCGTGATAGCATGGACTGGGCTTTGCTGGTTGACCACGTCAGGGCCACCTTGGACGCGGTTGTATTTGAACTCGCACTCTGAGGCGAAGATCCGCTTGCTACGGAGCATGATTACCTGGCCGTCGAGGTACAGGCCGGGGAGCACGTCTGGGCCACCTGTGTTTGCTGTGAATCGAAACGCGTCGGGTGTCGATATGACAGTGAGGCTGCCGTTGAAGGTGGGATCTGGGAAAGAATTTACGATTACAACATCCCCGACCCGCAACGTGTGCTTCATCACGCACGTGTAGGTGGCCACTCCAGCTGACCTGGACACCACGTTGATTGGGTTTACAAGGCTCGAAAAGCCACCGATCGCGCACTGGGTGTTGGCCTCCGCGTTGCCCGGGTACAGCGTGCTCTGGATCGAGTTGCGCCCCTGGTAACTAAAGTCGTTGTTAAGAACCTTGGCGCCGGCCGTCAGGTCATCGACGTTCATCGGCAGGAACGATTTAACCAGGAACGTCTCCGCATCCGCGACACCCACGCCGAAGTCGTAGAACTGATTGTTCTGAATCAAAGCCCTTTCTCCGACATGGTTGATTCCCGCGACCGTGTAGAGTGAGTTGACGCCCGCTTTGGTTTGTGGCGTGAGCAAGACATCTGGAGCACTCCAAGCGCGGGCATTTTCAACGATGCCGTAATATCCAAGACCTGGCGTCAATCCAACGTTGGCTCCAATGTTTGAACAGGTGAATTGAGTTGGAGATGGGATTCCACTGACAGTGAACGTGCCATTGAATGACGCGTTCAAAAGATTCTGGATCATCACCGTTTCGCCGCCAACGAATCCGTGCGGGGTGATAGTGTCGTAGGTGGCGACGTTTAAGTTTCGCTGGAATCCATTGATCTCGCGAGTCGTAGCGGGGCCGACGTTGACGCAGTAGACTTCTTCAGTGGAAAGAAATCCGACGACAGTGAAAGTGCCGTTGAAACTGGCATCCGAAAATCCAGTAACGGTGATTGAATCACCGATCGTAAACCCAAAGTTCCATTGAGGATGTTTCGTGTAGATGGCGTAGTTAAATGCGTTTCTTCGCGCCTGCCGAAGAACAACCCGCAAATCGCGCTGAAACGACAGTGCGGTGACGTTTGTGATGCTGCCAAACCCGACAAACGTCGCGTCATTTCCTGGGCCGGATGTCACCACGTTGCTGATGTACTGACCAATCGCGCTGACGTTGGTGTACGGGGGAGGCGAAATGGGAGGAATGTAGGCCGGAGGTGCGACGGAATAGAACTGAGTGCCGTTAATTCCAGGCGCGTACAACGGCTTGTCCACGGTGTACGTGTTGACTCCGTTGGTGCGTTGCACCGAGACAATCTTGATGTCCGCGACCGAGTTGTTGGCGTAGTTGCCGTCGAAGGTGATTCCTTCGATTAGGGTGTTTTTGCAGTTGATGCTGTTCAGCGGCGCACCTGCATAAGAACCAGGTGATCCGACTGCTGTTCCGGATCCACCATAGTTTCCCAGGGTCTTCAGCATCTGAATGTTAAAGCCAAAAGTGTCCCCTCTTTTCGTGGAGGTGTTGTTAGCGAACTTCAGGATTGTTTTTCCGGCGCCTTTGCCGGTAAACGCGACGTTGTTGATCACGCCGGTTAGGGGAGGGTATCCCATGACCAACGACGATGTGTAGCCGCCGCCAACAAGATTGATCCAGCCAGATTCAACCGCCAATGGCGTGTTGGCTCCCGGCATGAGAATCTGGAATGACGTCGGGGTGTAAATCGCCGTTACCTCGAAACCAAACTGACCTGGACCAGTGTTGCTTGGTTGTCCATTACTGGGATCTATGTAAATGACAGTAAGACCGTAGACTGTGATTTTTTCACCAAGAACCAACCCATGCGGGGTCGCGGTTGTGAAGGTTGCGTAGCCACCTGTCCTCTGGCTCTGAATAATCTCTGCCCCTGGACTCGATCCCAACAGAAACGTGCCTTCAGGAAAATCGCACCGCTTGGCCGCAAACAGGCATTCGTTGATCGCCCACGCGCTGTTTCGCAGCCCGCAAGGATCCGCTCCGTAATCAACTGGGTTTGAAGAGGGCATACTAGGCAGATAGGAGTGGGCAGGCCACCCGGCTGAGGTCGCCGTAGATGTCCTCCTGGAGACGTTGGGCAACCATAGCAATACGCTTCAAGCGAAACCTGCCGGTGTTCACGTAGCGCAGCTGGAATTCGTACCCGTCGCGAGTAAAGCCGCCAGTCTGCACGTCGCACTTGTCCGGGGGTTGCGGCAGGGCAATCCGCGAGCGGGTCGGAGGCTGGTAGTATTTGACCTCCTGGCAGTTGATTACCGCCGGAGGGCACGAAATCTCACCAGGCTCGCAGTTGCGGTACTTGGCGCAGTCCTTGAACTCGGCCCACGGCTGCCAGCACTCGCCTTCGTTGGCCTTGAAGTAGACCTTCGATTCGATGTCGCCCATCACCTGGTCATACCACTGCTCGGCGCTCACTAGACGCTTCTTGTTGGTGGGCTCCGCGAAAGTCAGCGAGCGCGTCTCAATGGTCCAGTCGATCGGCGCATCATCGAACCCGTCGAAGTCGAACTGGCCGTTCTTGGTCACCTCGTAAAGGCCGATGTCACCTTGATTCAGCCCGAAGATAAAGCATCGCTCCTGCTTCTGGATTCGCACCGTCACCATCTGAAGAATATCAACCCCAGTCCAGACGCCTTCCCACGCCGGCGGTAGCTTTCGGCCCATGCCAGAGACGAGATCGAAATCCATCGCAACCATGCCACGGTGGACAACGCCGCGTCCGTTGACCTTCTCCGGCTGAATGGTCATCAGCATTCGGTTGTCGAAGTTCACCGCGCTAGCAGCTGTCAGGTAAAACTCAGTGTCGTAGGCTAGCGCCCTAACGACCTGTCGGCTGATCGGCGTGTTTCCAAACTCGGTGAAATCGCGGCGAGCGTAGATTAACGACCGGATGCCGTCCTGCGCACGGAAGAACAGGTCGCCGTTGACTGGGACAATCGACTCATGGTTGAACGACCCGAAGTTTAGAAGGGCGAATCGTTGGATCGGATAATTAAGATCCTTCCAAACATCCCGATCGACTGGAGCGTTAAACGCGTAGGTCGCGGTGGGCGTGAAGACCAGCAGGTCGCCATCTCCTAGCGATGTGTCCAAGTTAGCGGCAAACGCCAGTCCGGTAATTGGGCCGTTGGAAACCGCGAAGGCGCCACCTTCATTGAGAAACGTGTTTTCGGTGAATCGAATGACTGAGTTGCGGCCGTATGCAGGATCACCGTAGACAAGGTCGCCACCGTAGTATTCGGATCCTTTGGCAACCCAGAGGCGTCCTTTGCCGTAAGCCATTGGGCCACCTACAGGCACCTCATCACTTGCCGCTCTTCGGAACGACGTGCCGTCGTAAAGGTACGGAGCGTTTTGTTGATCCTGAATGATCAACCAGTTTTCCGCCTGCTGGAAGTAGACATGATCCGCATTCGGATTATTGGCTGCCAGTATGTAGCCGATAAAGCTAGGTCCAAGCAGCGGTCCAGCGTCGATTCCAGGCGAGTAGACTGTGAAAGTTGTCGTTGACGGCGTTGTCTGCACCACGAAATCGCCAAAGAACCCTTCTGGGTAGAGGGCGCCCACCGGCTCTGGAAGCCTGACAACCATGCCTGGAAACAAACCGTGAGCCCCAGCGGTCACGTAGGTTGCCACATTGGACACCCTTCCACGTGTGTTCACCTGGAATGTTCCGGTCTGAGGGGTTCGATCCGTAACTCGAAAGTTGTTCCCGATGTCGATCTGAAAGATTTTTCCGCTGATCGCGGCGTACAGGTATGGCTCCCCCTGATCGTTGGTGTAGGCGCCGCAACCCTGGAAATAACCCGTCTTGAATGCAGATTCCACAACGGCGTTGTAGTACCCACCGTTGTAGACCACGTCCGGATCATCAAACGTCAGATTCTTCACCCAGATCCCAGGCCGCGCTTTCGGGAATCCGCCGCGCACCGTCGTGTTGACTGCCCAAGCCAGTTGGTTGGGCTGAATAAGTGAGGGCGAAAAACCGCTATCCACCCCACCTTCAGCGGTAAGGAGGCCATCTACGATGCGATTTTTTTCTGCGACCATGACGCTTGAACCGATTGAAAGGCCATCGCAGGATTCCCGCAAGATGAATGAAAGCCCCGATTACTTGTCCATACCGTGGCGTACAAAAGACCGCTTTCTCATCGAGGCCGAGATGGTGCGTCGTGGAGGGTACATTCACAACGCCGGCGTAAAGTACGGCCAGGGCAAGTATTACCACTTCCGTGCTGCCATGACCGCGCTGTGGCCGCACTTCGATTGGCATGAGTGGTCGGAGCTTCTGATCCAAGCATTCGTCGAAAACCAAGAGGTCGGCATCATGGGGCCGGGTTCATCTGGCAAGACGTACAACTCCGCAGCGTTCGGGCTGTGCTCGTTCTACATCTGGCCGAAGGGCACCTCGATCATCATGTCGTCAACGACGCGTGAGGGTCTCCAGCTGCGCATCTGGGGCTCGATCAAGGAGCTTCACAACAAGGCCAAGGAACGGCGCGAATGGTTGCCGGGGCGCGTGATTGAAAGCCGATTCATCCTGACCAGTTCGGATGAAGATGCCGAGGCGCAGGACTTCCGTGACGGCATCATCGGTGTGGCGTGCAAGGTCGGCGGCACGTTTGTCGGCCTCTCGAACTACGTCGGTTTGAAGAACGACCGCGTGATGTTGATCGCTGACGAAGCCTCGTTGATGGGACGCGGTTTCTTGGACTCGGTGGCGAACCTCCGAAAGAACCCCGAGTTTAAGCTGATCGCGATGGGCAACCCCAAGGACCGCAACGATGCGCTTGGTGTGGTGTGCGAACCGCATCCGACGTTCGGTGGTTGGGAGGGTCTTGAATACTTGGAGAAAACACGCACCTGGAAAACGCGAGCGCCCGGTGGTCTCGCTGTCCAGCTGTGTGGGTACGACACGCCGAATGCGAAGTTCCCCAAGGGCACGAATCCGTACCGAGGCATCATCACTCCGGAGCAGATTCAGGCGGACCTCGATTACTACGGCCGGGATTCATTGCAGTTCTCGATGATGAACCTCGGTCTGCTGCCTCGGGACGGTGGCACCAGGCGCGTGGTCACGATGTCGCTGTGCGAACAGAACCAAGCGTTCGACGATCCAGTTTGGGAGCGCGCCGATAAGATCACGCGGATCATCGGCATCGACGCAGCGTACTCAGGCGTCGGCGGTGACCGATGCGTAATGACCGACCTGACGTTTGGGCCGGACTCATCGGGCCGCATCGTGCTAGCATTCACCGAGACGCCCATCGTGATTCCCGTTACGGCGGTCAAAGCCCAGCAGGCCGAAGAGCAGATAGCTGAGTACGTTCTTCTCTATTGCAAGCAGCGCAACATCCCGCCTGAGCGCGTTGGGTTTGACTCCACTGGACGCGGCACGCTGATGTCTGCGTTCGCTCGCTTGTGGTCTCCGCAGGTCGTTCCGATCGAGTTTGGTGGCAAGCCGTTGGATCGCCCGGTACGCCAGGGAGATCCGAAGACTGAGCGCGAGGCCTACGGCAAGATGGTCACCGCACTGTGGTACGCGTCGCGTCTGCTGATTGAATCCAAGCAGCTGCGTAAACTGCCCCGCGAAGTCGCTGAAGAAGGTTCGATGCGCGAGTGGGGTATCGCCCGCACTGGCCTGATCGACGTTGAGCCAAAGCACAAGACCAAGGAGCGCATGGGTAGGTCGCCTGACTTGTGGGATTCGTTCGTGGTCGCACTCGAAATGGCGCGCCGAAACGGTTTTGAGATTGCAGGCGGCCAAGGTGTTGGTATTGTCAAGCGACAGACACCAAAGTGGCTGACGCGTATGTCTGACAAGCGCCGGTCAGTGGAGTCTGAACATTCATTAACTTACTCCTGATATGGCCTCATTCAATCAAGTCATCCTGATCGGTAACCTCACCAAAGACCCCGAAGTCAAAACGCTCCCCAAGGGAAGCACCGTTTGTGGCTTCAGTCTGGCAGCTAATCGCCGCTGGAAGAGTGAGTCTGGTGAGGACAAGGAAGAGGTCTTCTTTGCCAGCTGCAAGGCATTCGGGAAGTCTGCTGACTCGATCGGCAAGTACGTCAAGAAGGGTGATCCGCTGATGATTACCGGCCGACTGACTACCGAGAAGTGGACCGCCAAGGACGGCCAGGAGAAGTCTTCGACCCGCATCGTGGTCGAGCAGTTCCAGTTCCTGAAGAGTCGCGATGCTGGATCCGCTGCGCCCGCAGCTAAGCCTGCCGCTGCTGTTGCAAAGCCTGATCTGGACCCGGAAGACGACCTTCCCTTTTAATAGCTCACCATGAATCGCGACACGTTTCCTCCTGGTGGTTGGCAATTCTACGAACCTAAGACCAAGTGGAGTCCCAAGGATGTCCTCAACTATGGGTTCTATGAAATGGCCCGCCTGATCCACAACCATCGGGTTGCCAACAGCATTCCGTCTACGTTCGAGCAGGCGATGAATGACTTGGAGGCTTACACACGTGCGCGTTTTCCCCAGTTTGCATCCGCTCCATCAACCACAACCGATGTACAACCAAGGGTTTCAGGCTGTCGTACGTGCGGCCGCTAGACTGCGTCAAACGGCTCAGGGTGCACGGATCCTAGCCGAATGGCTGGGTGATGGAGGCACGCCTGTCGATCGTCGGCAGGCGCAGGACCGCATTGATACCTGCAACCGCTGCATTCACAACAAACCCACGGATGCGCGGTCAATCACCAAGACCGTCGCTGAGGCGATTCTGGAGCAGGAGCAGGCGCGTAACGACTTGGCGATGTTTCTGCAAGGAGAAGGCCTTGCTGGCACCTGCGATGTCTGCGGGTGCTACCTCAAACTGAAGGTGTGGGTGCCACTTTCGTATCTTGGCAAGACTGAAATGCCTGATAATTGCTGGATTTCGCAGGAACGGAAAGCAATCTGAGACCGATATGAGCTTCAAGGAACCGAGCAGAGTCTGGAACGTCGTCAGCGCCATGCTGGAGGCGGAGCAACCGCGATCCCGCAATCGGGCGCGCATCAACGCCGTTTTTAACGGCAACCCTCCGTATTCCGCAGAGGAGGCACGCGACAATCGGATTCAGACCAACGTGAACTTTCTGGAAGGCACCAGGATTATCCACGCGGCGCGTCAGCAGTTCACCAACGCGTTCCTGAAGCCGCAGAATTACTTCTCGGTCGGACTGGACATCGGCCCACGCGACAAGCGCACCCAGTGGGGCAACATCATCACGAAGCAGATTAACCGCGTGATGAAACGGTCGGCCAAATACTCGACTGTCTTGGAGTCCCAGTTTGCTGCCACCGTGCTTCACGGCATCGGCCCAGTGACTTGGCTCCGTGATCGCGACTGGTGCCCATCGGCTCGCGGCACCGAGGACATTCTTGTCCCGACCAACACGCTCACGTCGCTCGATAACCTCTCGCACTTCGCGATCTACACCTCGTTCACGGCGCAGGACCTGATCCGCATGACCCGTGGCGAGAACGTCGATCCGGGCTGGAACCTCAAACTGGTGAACCAGCTGCTGGCAGCGATGATCGAGCGTGAGGCGACCAGCCTTCAGGTCAACGACTGGTCCGGCCAGTACTTCCCGGAGAAGATTGAGGAAGACTTCAAGGAGAACTCTGGCTACTGGGGTTCCGACGCGACGCCGGTGCTGCGCTGCTACGATTTCTACTTCTTGGACACCACGACTGACGATCCCTCCTGGCGACGTCGCATCATCGTGGACCAGTACAACAGCGGTATCGGCAATATGCAGACCGCTGGTCAGTGGCTCTTCGATGCCGGCGATCGGTCCTACGGTCGCGATATCTTCGAGTTGATGCACACCCAGTTTGCTGACGGCGCTGTGGTGCCTCCGTTCCGCTGGCACTCGGTGCGCTCGCTGGGTTACTTGCTCTACGCAGTCTGCCATCTCCAGAACCGACTCCGCTGTAAGTTCACTGACTCCGTGTTCGAGCAGATGCTCTGGCTCTTCCGCAACGTCGCGGACGGCGACATGGAACGCATGGAGAAGATTGACCTCTTCAACATGGGCGTGATCCCCGAGGGCCTGTCGTGGGTTCCGCAGTCTGAGCGGCACGTCGTGGACTACACGATGCTTTCGGGCGCCATGGCCATGCACCGGCAGATCATGGCCGAGTCCAGCGCTGCCTACACTCAAGACGTCAACGACGGTTCTTCCAAGGAACTGACCGCGACCGAGGTGATGGCCCGCGTGAACAACGCCAATGCGCTCATGGGCTCGATGCTCACCCGCGCTTACACCCAGCAGACCTTCCAGTACCGCGAGATCGCTCGCCGGTTCTGCACGATCGACCATCCCGACTGCATTCAGTTCCGTCGCAAGTGCGAAGCTGAAGGTGTCGATCCGTCCGTGTTCAACAACCTCGATAGCTGGGACATCATGCCCGAGCGCGTCATGGGTTCCGGCAACAAGATGCTGGAGATCGCGCAGGCCGACCGCCTCATGGCTATCCGCCCGTTGCTAGCACCCGATTCTCAGGCCGAGGTCGTGCATATGTACGTCGAGGCCAACACCGACGATCCGCTCCTGGCGAACCGCCTCGCACCAGTGGACAGCAAGCCTGTCTCCCCGGCGGTCGAGCGCGCTACGCTGGCTTGGGGTACGCTCATCGACGGCCAGCCGGTGGTTATCGCCAGCGCGATCAACCGGCCCGAGTACATCCAGACGCTCCTGCAAATGCTGGGCGCTGCGATCGGCAAGATCGAGCAGGCCGGCGGTATGCCGACCATGGAACGCGTCATGGGCTTGGCGAACGTGATCCAGCACATCCAGGAGCAGATCCAGCTGATCGCTCAGGACCCCGGCCAGGAGCAGAACATCAAGCTCTACATGGACGGCATCGGTCAGGCGTCGAACTACATCAAGGGCTACGTGCAACGTCTCCAGGAGCAGGCACAGGCTCAGGCCGAGGCCGGCGCAGCTGGCAATGGCATGGACGCCGAGACGGCTGCGAAGATCCAGTCGATGATCATCACTGCCCAATCGAAGTCTCAGATCGCCGCTGCGAATGCCGAGCAGAAGCGCATCCAGAAGCAGGTGGCCTTCGAGCAGGATCAGCAGCGCAAGAACGCCAGCACGATCGCCGAGGCTCAGCGCAAGGGCGCTATGACTCGGGCTGATATTGCCGCGATGGATCTCAAGACTCAGGCCGACATCCTTAACCAATGATTCAAACACCCAAGCAAGAGTTTCAGCGCGACAAGCAGCGCCTCCAATCAGTCGAGCGAATGCTCGAAACGCCAGAACTCCAAGCCGCGCTCCTAGCGGCCTTCAATAATTTCTGCTGGAACCTTCCGCCCTCTGAGAATCCGCAGCATGGCTGGAATGCCAACTGCAAGCGCGCTGGTGCGCGTGCGTTCCTGGAGGAACTGAATGGTCTGGTGGATTTCCGCGAACCTAAAAAAGCACCGACTCAGAATCTTGAATGAGCACCGAAATGACACCTCCCGCTGATCGCGGTGGAGATTACACGGACGCCTTTGCTGGCATCGACGCCATTGAAGGACAGGGCTTAGAGAACCCAATGGGGTCAGTCAGCCCAGCGCCAATAGCGCCTTCGGCCCCGGCTGCACCTGCGGCGCCCGTAGCGCCAGTGGCACCCACTCCGGAACCACAGGCCGCTGCCCCGCAGAAGAACGACGACCTGTTCAACCTCGATAAGCTGGTCGCCCCAAAGACTGAGACGGCCGCACCTGCCAAAACACCGGAGCCGGCCAAGCCGGAGCCCGCGTCGCTCAAGCAGTTCCGCGAGCAGTACGAGATGACCAAGAAGGAGCGCGATGATTTCGCGGCCAAGGTCGCTGAACTCGAACGCGCAAAGTCTGAAGGCACCCGTAAGGAGGTCGAAGAAGCCACCAAGGCCCTCAAGGCCGAGATGGATTCGATCCGCAAAAACGCCGAGGAACTCGATACCGAGGTCCGCTACCTGAACTACACGCGTTCGACCGAGTACAAGCAGAAGTACGAATCGCCGCTGCGCGAAGCGTGGCAGACCGCTCTGGGTGACATCGACGGCATCCGCGTCACCGATCCGGATGGCACCGAGCGTGATGCAAACCATCAGGACATCATGGCGCTCTTGAACGTGCCGGTGGCTAAGGCTGCTATCATCGCCCAGGAGACCTTCGGGCCGGCCGCTCCAGAGATCATGGCGCATCGCCGTCGGTTGATTGAGTTGACCCAAGCCCGCGATAGGTCCATCGCCGAGTGGAAGGAAAAGGGCGCCCAGCGTGAGGTTGAGTCAAAGAAGCAGCTGGAGACCCGCCAGTCGCGTTCCCGCGAGCTTTTCGAGTCCCAGTTTGCTGACTACGAGAAGACCCACGCTCAGCTGTTCGGCAAGGAAGAGGGCGATGAAGATGGTAACAAGCTCCTCGATGAAAGCGATCGGTTGATCAAGATCGCGTTGAAGGGCGAAGGCGTCGATGCCGACATGGGCTACGACGACAAGGTGGACCTGATCACCAAGGCTCAGGCTCAGGTGGCTCTGCGGGCGCGTGCCTACGGCCGTGAGCGCCTGCGTGTGATCCGCCTCCAGCAGAAGGTTGCGGAACTGGAGAAGAAGGTCGGCAAGGTCCGCTCTTCCGAACCCGGTCAGGGTGAAGGCACCTCAACGGCTACCCGCGTGGCGCCTCGAAACGCGGAAGACGCGATCGACGAACTGCCGTCGGCGTACTAACGGGCGGCCTTACGGCCAGCAGCGGCTCGGCGTTGGAACTCTTCCGCGCCGAGCTTTTTTCTGCCGATGAAGGCCGCGAGAGCGCGGGGATCATCAGCGCCTTGATTCTTCAGCTTGCGGACCAGTTTGGCGTATTTCGTCTGCATAAAGTCACCAGGCGCGGCAGCTCCAGTACTTGGCCGACAGCTTCGTTCCCGGGGTATCGCAACCATGCCGCGCACGGAAGCTTTTCCGGTTCTTCGCGATGTGCTTCTTGATCGGCATCTTGGGATCGCCGAACCGGACCAATTTCACCTTGCCATCTTCCTTGGCCAGCACGGCGGACTTCTTGGACGCGCCTGGCGTAGCCTTCGGCTTGTTGTAGCCGGCGAACTTCTGGCCTCGGTAGGTGATCATTTGGTCTTGGGTAGCGCGTACCACCCAGCTGGAATCTTCACAGTCGAAGGGCCGACCAGCTTACCGTCGCGGTCAAACGCGTACACGCTCGCCCGCGTCGGCTCTGCTAGCATGATCGGATCACCGGAAGGGACCAGGACCACCTTCGTCCGGCATCCCAGGCAGATCGGCAATGCGAGCAGCCAGATCAGACTTGAGAGGTTTGGGTGCATTTCCGTCTTCAACCGTTGGCGCAGGCGTTTCCCGGAGCCAATCCAGGAACGCCTTTACCAGTTGGTAGATCCAGTTCACGCAGCTGGAGCAGCGGGCGGAGTCGGAGGGGTCTTGCGGTTCTTGTAGATCGACCAAGCGACACCGAATATGGTGATCACAGCGCCGGCAAGCTCGTTGGCTTGGTCAACGCTGACAATGCCCTTGGCGACCAGAAAACCGCCACCGAACGAGAGTCCGTGGCGGGCGATAGACTTGATTGAATCTTTCATTTCAGGCCGATCCTACCAAGCAGTTGAGCCAGCACAACCAAAACCCCGAGGCCGCCAAACAGCTTCCATTGGAACTGCTTGAGGCCTTCGAGGGTGGCTTTGATTCCGTGGATGTCGGAGACCATCCCTGCGTCTTTGTCGCCGATGATGGTCTCCAGTCTCACGATACGTACCTCAAGGTTGTGTTGAGTCTCCTCCGGCATTGGTAAGTGCAGGTTGGGCTGCGGCGTTGGCTTTCTCAGCTGCGTCTGTCGCCAAAGCTACCTTGTCCTGAATTGGAATTCCGATGCGGGCAGCTTGGCCGCCCTGTGATCGGATCCCCATTTCAATGAACTGTATGATCGCTTTGGCCTCGTTTTCGGTGAGTTGAACAATGATAGGAATCATGCGGCGTCAGTGTGTGTCAGCGTCAAGCAGCTGGCAACTCTGAAGCGTCATTGGCAACCAAAACCGGCTCCCTCTGAGGCAGCATCGGAGGCACGATCATCTCAGGCTGAGGCTCAGGAGCCGGAGGATTCGCCAGCTTGTAAGCCTCCACAACCGCAGGAGTCCACAGCGCGTTGGCGATATTCACAACCTCAGTCGGCTGGCCTTCCAGCGAGTCGCCGGGGTTCAGCGTGTACTGCGAGGTAATCTCTTGGCCGACAATCGTGCCGTCGCTGTCGTAATCAACGCCGGTCGTGACGAACAGGCTGTTGTTGGCGTTCACCTGCACTGCGACAATATTGACTGGTACGATCATTGGGTGATGGGGCTAGGGGTTTGGCTGGCGGCGTAGGCAGCGACAGCAGCAGGAGTCCAGACAGCGTTGGCAATCGCAACCACCTGCTCGGGCTGACCCGTAAGGTCTGAGCCGGGAGTGAGGCAATAGCGGCGGAAGGTGGAGGCCTTAACGGCTTCTCCATCGACGATCTGGTCCGCAAGACGGACTTGAAGCGTCGTGTTGGGGAGAACCTCGCAGAGCGAGAAGATGGTACGTTCAGTGAGCATATGATTAAACGAAGTAGGTTCCACTAAATGCAATTTCCCCAGCGGTATCTATTGGAACAAGTCCATTAACACCTCCTCCGGTTGGTGTTTGAGTTGCCGTAATGTATGTAGAACCAAACTCAAACAGACCATACAAAACATTGTTTGCTGTGAGTGCAATTTGAGAGTGGTATCCAATACTGATACCACCGTAGTTTCCAGAAATGTTTGCAGCCGTAAAAGGAAGGTTGGCAAACCTAAGGTTTCCAGTTCCAGTGTGCGCTGTCCATTGGAGCCAGACATTGATAGTAACAACTCGTCCAACCTTTGTGTAAAATCCAACTTGCTGCGTGTACGTTCCAACTCCAGCAGCAGTGCTTCCAGTCACCGTCGGCACAAACGTCCCCTCCTCGTAATCATTCAGCAGCTCGGAGGTCATCGTTCCGCTGCCTTCAGAAGTCGCGGAGAAGTCGATGCCTTTGCCGGAGGTACCCATTACTAGGTTTCCGTTTGCAAGAGACAAATTCCCGGATGTGTCGATGGTAGCTTTGAGCGATGCGTTTGCGTAAAGACCGAGACTATGGTTTGAAACAGTTCCAACCAAACCAAGTCCTCCAGTTTCACCAAGTACGTTTTGAACGCTGTTGCCGGTGTAGCGAACACCGCTTCCAGCACTTCCAGCAACATCCAGCACAAACGTCGGAGTCGCCGTCCCAATACCCACCCGATCAGGATATCCAGCCGGATTAACCACCAGCGTCGTGGTATCCACCGTCAGTGCGCCGGTGATGGTGAGAGCATCTGTGGTCTTGTTGTACGTCAGCCCAGCATCCCCTGCTAGCACGCCCCCATCATTGAAGATCACCTGGCCGTTCGCACCCACACCACCTGGCGCCGGCGGAGCGTACATGAACTTCATCAGCTGGTTAGCGATGATGGATTCGATGTCCGACTTGGGCTGTGTGACGATCTGGTAGAACTCATTCCACAGCTGTTGCGTGGTCAGGTTCGGGTTGAGCGGCGTGCCGGCATTGGCGTTGGCCAAGGTTGCAGCGACGACTGACCGCACGGCAGAGATGGAATCTAGGTTCAGCACCTGCTGCGCATCGGTCCTTAGGGTTTGAATTGAAGGGGTAGGCATAGGTCAGACAAACTGGGCAAAGGTGTATGAGGGATTGCCGGCGGTAGCAGCGACGCTGATGGCGCCGATGTATCCGTCTAGCATTAAAGGGTCGGAGTGCTTCGACCCAGTGTTGTGGGCCGGAAGCGCGATGTGGTAGTCGGTGGTGGTGGCGCCAGTTCCAAACTTCACGAACAACTCTTCGTTCTTCTGGTTCTGAAGCGTGAACTTCCGGCGCAACGGGTTGGCCGCAGACGTGGCTGTAATGGTCAGCAATCCGCCAGGGCTGGTCGTGGTCAGCGGCGCACCTGGTGCAGCAGCCAAAATCTGCTGAAGCAAGGTCACCATGTAGGTGTCCTTGATGCCCGGCGACAGGCAGTCGAAGCACCCGCTGAGCGAGGCGATCTCTTGGGAAGTCAGGGCTGGCATATTAGGCTTCCTCCTCCATGTCTTCCATCTCCATCTCAGGCTTTTCCATCTCCATCTCTTCGACGTCCTGGCGGCCGGACTCACCCAGCGTGATGCCGTCGAATCCGATGATCTCGATGGTGCCACGCGGCGTGGTGCGCCAGTCAACCATGGCGGTGCCAGAATCACCTTCGAGCCGCAGTTCCTTGGGCGGGGTGAACTCGACAACTTCGACCTCGGCGCCCATGCGGCCCATGCCGTCCATCTTTCGTTTCCGCATCATTTGTCCGTACATCGTAAAATCCTTTTCTTGAGAGGCTGCCAGCATCCCGGACGCTCCGGAAGGCTGCCAGCACCTCGGGGGCTCCCCCGAAGGAGAGCCCCGTTTGGTGGTGGTTTAGATTGAGAACTCTAGGGTCACGTTGGTGCAGCTGCTGCCGGCCAGCTGGATCAGGTTGCCAGAGACAACGCTCCAGGTGCCCTGACCGGCGCCAAACTCGGCGTCCCAGGCGGCTTGCAACGCAATAATCAGAGCAGCCACGCTGGCCGCGCTGATGCCAGCGTTAGCGACGATGTTGTCGTCGCACATGATTCCGGTGGTTCCGATGACATAACGAGCCGGGTCGGCATCGTTGATGACCGCCGTGAACTGGATGACGCTCGGGCAGACAGGGTCCGCAGAGTTGTAGCTCTGAGCAGGATCGCCAGGATCAGCTTCGCAGACAGGGATGATCTCGATGCAGCCACGATCAACCTTGTGGAAGATAGCTTCAAGCCATTCCGGATGCTCGGCCTTCACGGCCAACTGGAAGTCGGCAATGAACTTGCCCTTGTTGCCGCGACTGTTGTCGATCGGCTTACCGGCACAGTCCGCGCCCAGGTCATTGGTCGCGAACTTCCAACGCCCACCATAATCCCGAACCATGAACGGCATATTCGGGTTCACGGCCTCGGGGCGGAACGGCATCACGCGCAGGGCGCGAGGGTTGTTGATGTAGCTGATCTGGAACTGGGCGCGGTCGTAGTCTTCGTTGAAGACAGACTTGATGCCCTCGGTAGCAGCCACGTTCTTGTACGGCAGGACCAGGGTGTATTCACCAGGAGTAGTCGTCGCGTTGAAGCGCAACGGGAACTGGAGAACCTTCACCATGAAGTCGCCGACGAATCCCATGAAGCCGTACTTGTAGAATTCCTTGGCAGCCGGGGCGAAAACGCCGAAGCGCCAGGCATCGTACAGGGTAGCGTTGGTCTTCTGGAGATACCGGAAGGTATCCTTGTCAGTGTGCAGCTGGAGGGAATCGTACCCTTCCTTGCCGGCCTGGATAGCACCCAGGAAGTACTGACGGGTAACACGCGACTGGAGGATTTCCGGAGTCAAACGTCCCAACGAAGCAGCGGTGATCGGTGCGAGGGCGGCGTTCGTCACGCGCAAACGGGTGTAACCGGCACCAACCCAGGAATAAATCACCGCAGGTAGACCGACGGCGCAAGCAAAGGCGTTGCCGCTGATGCCAGTCGGGCTGTAGCTGGACAACTCCATCGCCTTGCGCTGGAGGTAGTAGGTCGTGATCCAGTTCGTGGCCGGACGCAGCACGTCGTCGATGATCTGACGGAAGTGCTCCTTGGCCTTCGTCTTCGTCATAATCTGATCGAAGCACAGGATGTCGGAACCCCAAGACTGCTTCTCCAGAGCGTAGGTGCTACGGGTCCAGCCCCAACCGATCTTGTTCTCGGTAGGATCGCAGGGTTGGCCAGTGCAGGCCGCGCCAGTCGGGTTTTCCCACGCGCCAGTCACATTTGGGAACACGCTGTTGAAGCGGTCGAAGGTGTGTTGCGTGCCGGAATACGCGTCAAACGATCCGGTGTTGTAGTATCCGATCATCCCGTCAAACGGGCGGATATCCTTAAGCACTTCCTTGTCATACACAGGCTCCTGCGAGACGAGGAAGGAAGCGAACTGCTTACAGCTGATTACATTTCCACTGGCCATATTGGCTCTCCTGCCTCGGGGGTTTTCTTCACCTACCTCTCCGAGACAACGAGGCAGATTGCAGGTCCGTTAAGACCATCAATCCAACCTCGGTGGCGAGTCCGAGCCGTGGAACCGGCGAATGCCCTTCGGCACTCTTGGCCAACTGGATTAACGCGCCCAGTTCGCGCCTGGTTGACGAAACCAAGCTATGCGTCGTGGCGGAATGCTGCTAGCGCGCCTTCCGAGTGTCAACGGGTTTTTTCTACCCGAGCACGCGCATCCTTAAAGGCATGGGTGGAAACCTCGTCATCATCAGCCCTGGCGATGTAATCTTCGATCGCGATGATCAGCACCGCAGTCTTCGTCCGGCGGGACCGGATTGCTTCCTCTTCCAACAGCTGAGCCACCTCGATCGGCAGCCTGTAACTTACACGAATTGTGTTCTTCATGGGCGCAGTGTGTAGCTTGTGCTTGACACGTCAAGTCGGAGAACGCAGCCTACGGCTCACGATGGAGCTAAGGCCCTACCAAAACCAGCTGTCTAACGACATCCGATCCGCGTTCGCATCCGGCGCCAAGCGCCCTATCGCCGTCAGCCCCACTGGATCCGGTAAGACAGTGCTCTTCTCGTACATCACATCGCAGGTCCTCAAACGCGGGACTCGCGTGATCGTCGTCGCGCACCGGAAGGAAATCCTTGAGCAGATCAGCGCCACGCTGAAGCGCGTCGGCGTGCCGCAC